TTCATCTGATCCTATTTTTGATGTTGTATTCGCAAGTCGTGGATGAACATAAGGTGCAGCTTTTTCAGCAGCGTACATTTTACGTTCAGGTGCACTAGCAGGATTGTTTAACACAGATAAAAGATAATCTAAAGGAGAATGTTGGTATTTAACTGCCATTTCTTCCATAGATTTCCACAGCTTCTTAGTTTTAGCACCAAAAGGTCTACCAGCTCCTGGTCTTTTACCACCATGATTGCCACAACATTTAGTATCATCTTTAGTTTTATCTACTTCGTTTTCGTATGTTTTATCTTCTTCAACCATTATGTTATCCATTTTCCACCATAACTACCATGTTTTGGTTGTGTAATAGTTCTAAATTTAGATCTTGTTTGAATTCTTTTTTTGGGTCCAAATTTTTTAATAGCTGCAGGTACAAATGTTAATGCTGTAGCTGATATAGGATGTTTAAAACCCCACTTAGCTACTTTCCATAAAGACTTCGGCAAAGTTTTACCTAGGAATCTTTGTTCGCCAGTTGTTTTTTTACCAATACCTATTGCAAATTTTTTACTTTCCCTAATTCCTTTTTTAGTAATTTTACCAGCTCTACTCATAAAATCACCTTTATCTTTTTTTGCCATTATTTTTTCCTTCTTTTTGCCATTTTCTTAAATGTTTTTGCTAAGTTATATCTTTTTGTTCCTGGTCTACAGGTAGGTCCACCAAACTTAGATCCAGTACAAACCCCTTTTGTACCTCTACGTTTAATTGACTTACTGGCTTTCTGTATCCAGCGAGCCATTAGTATTTAACTTTTTTTCCTTTTTTCTTAGCATACGATTTAGCTTTTTTCTTACCAGCTTTTGTGTATGCGAACTTTTTCTTTCCTACTTGTGGCATGGTTATCCTTTCTTTTTATTTTTTTCCGTTACTGCTTGATAGCCTTTTTTAAGACCATATCCAGTAGCAGCACCTATTGCTGCAGATCCAACAAACATTTCAGGATGAGTTTTAGCAAAAGATTTCATTTCTTTGTATTCATTTTTAAAAAACTTTTTAGATTTTTTTCCAAATTTACCAACACTTTTTGGTGTTTTACCACCAAGCCATTTAGCTCCTTTGATAATAGGAGAACCAACGGCATGGCTTGCTACCATAGCTCCCAGTAAAAATTTATTTATCATATTTTTCTCCTTTCTATCTTAATAATCCTCTCATCGCAGCATCTCTTGTAGTCGGCATAGGCATTTGTCCACCTGGACGCTGACCCATTTGTGCCAATTGTGGGTTATTTATCTGTTGTTGTAATAAACCCTGTTGTTTTTTAGCCATTTCTGGCAATAATTTAGCTTTTATGATTAATTGTAGCTTTTGCTGCTCCTCTGGAGACAGTTTAATCATTTTATCTGCTAATTTTTCTAGACTTTTGCTCATATTATTTCCAAGAAGCCTTTAATTCTGAGGTTACTTTTATAACATCTCGTGTTTCACCAGTTTTTTTATTTTTCAATCTAAACTTAGCTGCCATATAAGGTATTGGTGGTCCTTTTGAAGCATTAATTGTAGTTAATCCTGGGAATTTTTTATAAGTAGCTTGAAAATTCTTATAACTTGAAGATGGTTTAAAGTCTTTAAAATGTGTTCTAAGTGCTTTTTGTTTAGCTTTACTAGGTTTGCCATGCATAAAAACCCCCATGACTTCACCTGATTTTTTGTGTGTCCAGTTATAAGCATATCTACCATCTCCTAATTGTGTTACTTCACTATATGGAGATATTTTTTTCTTTTTTCCGAATCCTAACATATCCTAATCCTTTTTCTCTGTTTCCCCATAGCTTCTGCCATGACCAAACATTTAATTTACTTGACCAATGATTAATAAATAATAATAGATGTTTCATTATTTCTTAACTAAAGAACCACCAAAATATAATCCAATAATAGCTGCTACTAGGTTAGTATCTAATGGTGTAATAACTACACTATTTGAGGATAGTGTTACCCATTTCATTATTTCTTTTTCAGGTAGAAAGAAAAATCCAGGTTTAAATTCTAAATAACCTACGATTACACTTACATCTGGATGAAATATTGGCATTAGTTTTGGTAATAATACTATCGCAAAAACAGCAGTTAATGCTATAATTCTTCTAGTCCATTGGAATCCTTCATTAGCATATTCTCTAGCTTCTTTGAATCCTTTTTGTTGAACATCGGCTCTAGCCAATAACATCTTTTGTTCAGCTTGTTTAGCTTTAATGCTTTGAGACCATATACTCATTACTCCACCGAGTACAGTGGATCCAAGCATTGTTATCATTTCAAAAGGCATTTTTATATCCTATTTTGTTATTTTTCATCTTCCTTGTCCTCTATATTGTTTAAAGCTACGTTTTTCACTCTTATTCATATTTTTCTTATGCCTGCCTATTTGTGACTTTGATCGTTCTCTGTAAGTGTTTACGCCATATTTGGGCTTTGTAGCCATTAATCTCTATCTATAAGATCCCATCCTATTGCTCCACCTATTGCTGCTGAAGATTTAGGATGTTTTTTAATCTTTTTACCTAACCATCTTGAGCCTTTATGTGCTTTTTGGGATGTACCTTGTATGAATTTGCTAGTTACAGGGTGATGTTTTGCCGCGAATTGAGAAGCTGTCTTAGAACCTCTGCCAATCCATTTTTTACCTTTATACAGGGTTTTTAGGATTCTAAGTCCTACTGTTCCTGCTGCTGCTACTGGTATCATTTTACTCCTTTTGTTATTATTAAGACCCCTAATGGAGCCTATTCGTGTTTAACCCCCCTATATGAAGAATCGACATGAAGTCGATATCTTCAGGGGTGAATTCAAAACCCGTCGAATTCACTGTTGTCAATCGTTCCGATTGTCTTTATTTATTACATTGTCAAATCGCAAGCGATTTGTCTTTGTCTTTGTCATTTATCACTTGACTTATACTTCGTAGAAGCCAAGCGTAAATGTTGTTGGTTTTAATATTTTGGTAGTTAATATACTTTGGGCGAAATCCATTGATATATTGATTGCCGAATATCACTCAACCTATTGATACTATTGGCTAACTTGATAGCTGATATATCGATAGGTACATAAATAAGTGCTAATTCAAGGGTTATTGAAGGCACTAGAAAGGATAATATGTTAAGTACAATAGTATTAAGTCTATTAGCTATATGGTTATCTATAGTTATTATAGGTCAGTTAATAGGGTTTGGTGTAGGTTACAGTATTTATAAGTCTTTTGATACACCAGCAAAAAAGGTTAAATAGTGAGTTATGTTCATAATGCGATATACCTAGCGTTAGTGTTAGGTATAATCGCTATAATATAGGAGATAGTATGTTAAATTACAATCAAGAGTTGATAGTAGATGGTGATATAGATAGATGTGGTAGTTATATCACAGTTTTCTATGAGTTCCCAGAAAAAGATAAGGAGATGGATAGTTATATGAGAAGAAGTCCAATTATCACTATAACTAGTGATAGTAATAATTGTCAGAAAGGAGAATAATATGGCAACTCAAGCAACATTTGTACCTTTTAGGGAGTCTAAATCCCCAGAAGAAAGACGAAAATATGTTGATGAACAAATAGCATTAGGAAATACAAAGTATAAGCCTAGAGCTAAATGGTTAGAAGAAAATCAAGATAAAATAAGATTATCTATAGTTGAAGATATTCTTAAAAGAAATGGTCTTAAATAAATAGTTCAGCTAACGCCTGTCGCCTTTTAGGCAGGCGTTGCCTATTAAAAAAATTCGGAAAGGATATAGAGAGCATGATATGAAAAGAACAAAAGAAAAAATATTATATGTTTTATTTTGGATACTACTAATAGCATTTACTTTAATTGCTTCAAGTTTCATAAAATAAAAATAACCAATAAGGATATAAAATGACAGATATAGTACTTGAAATATTAACACAACATAAGACAGTATCTATAATTATACTAGGAGGTATATGTGTATATTTATTTCATAAAATAAGGAAATAGATGTTCAAAGTGATACTAAAAGGAAAATTTAGAGAGAGGAAGATAGATCTAAGCGTAGCAGCTAGAGTGATGTATAAGCAGAAATTTACAGGATCTATTCAACAAGAACATATTAGATGGTGGAAACAATATTGGATTAAACCAATAAATCTCGAAATACTCTATCCAAAGAAGGGATGGATAACGTTAGTTAAAGTATTTAGAGAGGGTAAGCCATCAGTAAGAGTGATAACTCGACCAACCAGCTCCGACAAGCGAGAGCTGCTTGTTCTTAAACATAATTATGGAGAAAACAATGAAGTTACACGATTTAAGAAAACAAGACATATATAATAGAATTGTTACAGCTGTTAACATAGCCATAGGAGATGATGGTATGAGATCTAAAGAAATTTTAGAAAACTTTAAACAGTTATGTGCAATGTCTGAAGAACAATATGAAGTACAAGTTAAATACTATGGAAAGGAGGACTAATGGGTAAAAGACCAAAAGGTGAGTTGGAACTATATAAATTTATAGGACAACAAATCAAAAAAGCTAGAACAGCTAATGAGCCAGCAAGGATGGATGGTCAAAAGAATCCAAGTGCTATGACTCAGACTATACTAGCAAATGCTATAGGAGTAACATTTCAACAAGTACAAAAGTATGAAAAAGGAGTTAATAGAGTACCTATAGATAAGTTATTAGCAATAGGTATTAAGACTAAGAAAAAAGATATTAATTACTTTTTACCACATGATATTTCAGAAGAAACTGGAATAACTATGAAAATACCATAAGGAGGAAAATGAATGGAATTTTTAATTTTGTTCGATTTGTTACTTATAGCCTTGCTGCTATTACCATAAGAAAGAGTTGGAATTGGCTCACTGCTGATGTTGACCCAATTCCTGGTACAAAGGAATTTGATGATGAATATCGTCAAGTAAAAGAAAAATATATACGATTAACCAAAAAAAAGGAGGAGTATAATGAAGCGTATAGAAAAAGTAGGTGAGTTATTAGTAAGAGCAATAACATATCCTTTAAGAGCTGCAATCGGAGTATGTAGATGTATTGATAAATCTACACCAGATACTCTAGAAGATTGTATGCCATTTGAAATAAAAAGAAAGGAGGAAACTGATGGAAGAACAAAAACCAACGATGCAGGATAAGGTAGAAAAGAAATTTATGCCTTTAGCAAGATGGAACTGGGAGTGCTTAAAAGCAACTCATAAACATATAAGTAATGATCCCTATTTTAAGTCATTACCACAGTTCAATCAAACATCTGCGTTAGCTACAGTTTTTATAGCAACTAATGCTCTTAAAGATAAATTATCTGCAAGAGAATCTGCTGAAAAATTAGTAGAAATCAGTAAGTCTGATGAAATAAGAAAAGCAGTTTAAATAACCTGGCTAATGCCTAATCTCTTTCGGTTAGGCATTATCCTAATAGAAAGGAAATAAAATGGATCTTGGAGAATTAATGAGACATCAAGTAGAAAATGATAGTTACATAAGATGGTCTACTAAATATAATACTTATGTAGATTTAGGTAAATGGATTTCATCGAAACTAGATGAGCCTGGGTATAATAAAATACAAATTGGTGCAGATATAATGAAGTATCTAGTTGATGCAACTAAAGATGCTCGCCACATAATGGAAAATACTGAAATGGGTAAAAGGCTAAAAGAAATAGGTGGTGAATGAAAATAGACGATCAATTAAAAACAATAGATAAAATTACTAATAAAGCAATCAAGCAAGTAGAAATAGAGAGAAAAAATAAACGTAGAAATTACTTTATTGAGATGCTTAGATATTGTGAGTTAGTAGTAAAACAAGTTAAGAAATATTTAAATTAGGAGGAATATGGATAATCATATGGAACGAGCAGAACAATATGGTAAATTAAGTTCTTTATATAAAACAATTTTATATCTTCAAGAAGAAGCAGCAAAAGAACAAGAAATACTTGATAAACTAAAGGAGAAAGATGGACTTAAAGAAAATAAATGAAGAACTTTTATCTAAGAGACCTAGTCTTTTGTATAATCCTACAAAAAGATATGGAGTAATGGGTTTAGCTTTAGGTGGTGAATTACATGATAGATTAAAAAACTATGCAGTTAAAAATAATCTTAAGATGGGTACAATAATTAAATTATTAGTAAAATCTTATTTAAATGAAATGGAGGAAAAATGAGTCTAGCAATAAGTGAAGATGTTAAATTTGATGTAGAGAAAAAACAATTAAAATATGAGTCTAATGAATTGATGATGAATCAAGAATTAAAAGATGAGTATGTAAATAGATATGCCATTGTAAGAAAAAATAATGGTAAAGTATTAGCAGAATCAGTAAGTGGTGAGTATATAGTCAGACCATACTATGAATTAGCTGAAAAAGTTAATAAGGTAGTAGAAGAATGTATTGATATAGATAAATATGAAATTACTACAAAAGATCAAGTTCTTGATGGTGGTAAGAAATATAGACGTGATATAAACTTCTGGGATGATTCAATAGATATGAATAATTTCAAATCTAATGGAATGCATATAGAAGGTGCAGATGAAAAAATAATTCCACAGTTGAGAATCTATTCATCATTAGATGGTAGATGGGGTCAACAAATTATGTGGAGTTCAGTCTATGTAGTATGTCTAAATGGTATGGTAAGACCTGATTGGACATTTGTAGTATATAATAAACATAACAAAAGAGAAGATATTACATTTGCAATACATGACTTTAAATCAGGAGTTCAAGCACATCAAGAATTGGGTGAAGATCTATTCAAAATGATGCAAAAACAAATAAAAGTAAGTGATGTTAAACATTTATTTAAGAAAACATTAGCAAATAAGTATACAAAACTTGATATTGATGATACAAGTGAAAATGTAATGAAAGATCTAAATGAATTATGGACTAGATATCTAGCAAAATATGGATTAACATTATTTGCAGTTTATCAAACAGCTACTGATTGGGCAAGTCATCCAGTTACAAGAGGTGCAATACATAATGTATCTAGAAAACGTGAGAAAGAAGTAGCTAAGATGATGAACTCACCAGAATGGTTAGGTTTAGCAGCATGAATAATGGTAATGAAGGAATGGCAAATCTTGCAGAGATTGAGAATCTGAATAAGCAAATTGAAGAACTAAAAAAAGAAATAGCTTTAGTTAGAGAAGATGCTCAGGTTGAAATAATGAGACGTGATCAACGTATACTTGATTTAGAAAAAATAGAAAAAGAACATCAAGATCTAAATGGTAAATTACAATTAGAAATAACTAGATTAAAAGGAGGAGTGTGATATTTAAAAAAAGTATTAAAACACAGATAGAAGAAGCTGAGTTAGAAATTGATGATTGCAAGGAAGCAAAAATACTATTAGATTCAGCTATTAAGAGTGATTATCTATTTCATGGACATAATTTAACTTGTCAAAAATGGATAAAAGAATATGATCAAAGAATAGATTATCTAAAAAACTTTTTGGAAGGAGCATACAATGAGCAGTGAAAATATGTGGAGAGCTATGGTTGCTACTAAGCAATTAGAGATTGATAAACTAAAACGTAAAATAAAGGAGATGGAAAATGATAACACCAGACTCAGAGATACTGAGGATAGAAAAAAGAATAAGAGGATTAAACCGAGTGACAGCAGCGATAAATGATTTATCTATTTATGGAATATTTGAAGTTAATTTTCCAAAATTAGTAAATGCTTTAGAACACGCTAAAGATCATGTTAAAGTTGAATTGAAAGAATCTAAAGAAAGATTATCAATCATAAGCAATCCTGAAATGGAAGAAGATACTGGTGCTAAAGAAGCAATCATTAATCAATACATGGGAAAAGGAATTTAAGAATTCTATTTTGGACAGAGAGAGATCTCAATCAAAAACAAGTGACTCTACAAAATAGATAGAGCCAGATGGGAGACTGTCTGGTTCGCTTAATCCAAAATCCCAAAATGGGTATAATAAATACACGGATTAAGTAGGGAGGGAGTCTACAAAACTATTTAGTGGGTTAGATTCCCTTGCCTTAAATTTCAGTAATTTTAATTACCCAAGATTTAGGAATCATAGTACGATCTCCAAATGTAATTGTGCCATCATCTTCTTTATCATATGATGCAAACATTTTGATAGAGTATCGGTCTTTAGAAAAGATCCAACCTTCATTAACTGGTTTAGCCAGTTTCATATTTTTAAATTCTTTTTCAGATGCCCAAGCTGAATCACTTAAAGCATCAAACCATTCAACTCTACATTTAATGTAGGGTATATCATTAGTGTCAGAGTCTTTAATTGATTTCTTCTTTTTAGTGTAACGTTTTTTTGTCATGAGCTGCCCAAATATAATGTTCAAAGTCGTCTATTGCAGGTAACATTGGTCTACCTTCTTCTTCAAATACTAATTGTAAGTAAGTGCTATAGACTATAGCTAATGCCATAGCATCTGCAGCTTTCAATGATAAATGTGGATTCTGTGCTTTAATAAAATCACCAATAGCATTAGGTTTAACACCTGATAAAAAAGTATCAGAGTACATCTTTTTTCTATTTGGAAATTTTAATATTTTGCTCATAATTTGCATACCTCTGGTGAGGATATATACATTTATTATTTGGGTTGCAGGAGAAAATCAACACTATTTAGTATCTTAGGTACAAGTTTATTATAAACTTTAATCCATAATTGGCTATCATCATAGAAAAAGTTCTTATTTTTCCACATATTGTTATAGTGGTCATAGAAAATACTACATATATCCATAGGATCTATATCTATTTTAGACCAAAAATCACGTTCTGACATACCACAATTATGTAATAAAGCATGGTGTTTTATACATAAAGGAAGTGTAAATTGATCACCTGTTTTTAAACCAAACCCTCTAGGAATGGCAAAAGTAATATGGTGAGCATTACAATCAGTATGCTGACAGATAATACAAGGATTAGAAGCTACCCATTTTAGGTACTTTTTGTCTTTGATTCTTAGTTCCTTGACCTCTGATAGTGTTATGCACTTTCGTGTAGCCATAATATATTGCAAGACTAGCAAGACCATCATGAACTTTATTAGATGCTCTACGTTCTGAAATTTCTAATAAGTCTGCTATCTCAATAATACCATAATTAAACCAACAAAATAACTTCATTATTTTTGCTGAACGTTTACCTATTTCGTCATCACAATCTTTGACTGCAAGTGCAGCACCGATTGATGATGCTATAAAATCTGTGTTGGAACCATCTATTCGTTCTCTAAGAACATTACCAGTTCCACCACCCATAAATTCACACATTAATCTATAACGTGAACCTGCCTCATACTGTTCTATAGATATGAGTTTTCGGTGGTACATATACATTAATCTAGATTCTCTAATGTTTAACCATACTTTTTTTTTATCTCTTATTGTAGAGATTAATTCAGGTTTTTCAATTAGACGCATACAATACTTTATAATTTTTTAATTCTTTATCAACAAAAGATTTGAAATTAGAATTCTTATTATATAAATTAAAAAGACGATAAACTCTATTCTTATTACAAGAATGAAGACGAGCAATAAGGCTTTTGCTCCCATACACTTGTGTAGGGTGCAATAGCCAAGATAACAATATAGATAAATTGTAAATCTTGTATTGTTCTTTGCTTTTAATAATATTTTTACCTTTTAACAAATCAATAGGTATGTTATAGGTAGAACTTAAATACTTTTGAACATTAATAACCATAAGGAGATAATTATGAAAATTGAATATAGACACTCTGCCTCCAAGACTAATACGTTTATTGATTCCCCACCATTTTGGATAATCAATGAATTGTTTGGATTTGAGTCAGAACCTAATGCAAGAATGGTGATGGGATTAGCAGCTGAGGATGCTGCACATCATGCATTATCAAACCAAATCACTGATCAAGATAGTATCATAGAATATTCTAAAAAGAAATATCTTGAATATCCTGTAGATGAAGTAACTGAATGTGAATGGTCTGGAATAATAGCTAATAAGTTTGTAGAAAATTTAAAAGAGTTTGGTGAAGTAGTTTCATTTCAGAATGAAAAACAAATAAGTGGTAAAAAATATGGTTTACAATATGACGTAGTAGGTAAAACTGACTTCGAATTTAAAGATGTCATAGTTGATACTAAAGCAACAGCATATATTAGACGATTAAAAGCAGGTAATGTAGATCCTAAATGGTACCCAAAAGCTGCTGATGTTAGGCAACAATGCCTATATAGAGATCTATTTGGTAAAGAAACAATGTTATTATATTGTTCGCCAAAAGATAACTATGCTGTGGATATGACAGAAAGAGATGAATTAAAAACCATCATTACTGCTATGAAACACATAGAAAATATACTGGATTTATGCAATTCAAAAGATGACGTTGTTCGCATATTTCCTTTGATATGCGACAACTTTAGATGGAAGGGTACACCTACAGCTGAAGAATTTGCAAAAGAAATTTGGACAAACATACTGAAATAGCTTATAAATAGTTATGCAACGATTTGGACAAATAATAAAACAAATAAACAAGAGGAACAAAATGGAAACAGAGACATTTGAATGCTCATTTAAACGTGCATTTGAAAAAGATAATGGTAGTGTAACTGTATACATTACTAAAGACGATGGTACAGATATGACTATATATGGTGAGGCTATAGGTACTTCAAGATGGCAATCAGGTGCTAGGCTTAAGATAGCAGCACAACCAGTTAGAACAAGTAAAAATGGTAAACAATACCAAACTGCTAGTTCAATTGAATTACTTAATGGTGAAGTAGCAGTACCTAGTGGTAATATGGTAAGTGCTAAAGGTGTTCAGCAAGTAAGAGATTTAAGTGCTCAATGGAAAGAAAAATACAGATTAACTATGAGCAACTTACTAGCTGCTTCTTTACAGTCTGGTAAAGATGTAAACTTTGATGAAATTGATGGATATGTTCGTAAAATTCTACAAGCTAAAATGGATAGCGTAGAAGATTTACCAGACAATCCACCATGGTAAAATTTACCCTCTAATACTCCTTTTTGTTTAGTACGAGGGTAGATCGTGGGTTGCTTATAATAATTTCAATTAAGAAAGGAGATAAAGTAGCCCACGTAAAATGAAAGGAAAAAAGATGAAAGAAGATAAAATCCCTAAAAAAGAATGGGATATAATGGTGAAGTACACAAAAAACTTTGGTTATATGTTGTTGTGTTTGGCTATAATATATTCTGTAATTTTAATGGTACAATAAATGACAAATAAATGGATTATTTACAATTTAAAGTGGAGTTGGAAATGATGGGTATTAGTACATTTGAAAATGATGTATTAGTTTTAAAACTATATAAATTATATTTAAAGGAGGATAAAAATGATTACAGAAACGAGATTGGAAAATGCCTTAAAATTTCTCTCGGAGACAGACGAGAAAAGTGCTGAAGCATCTGCAAACGTCAAGTATCTGGATAGATTACTTAAAAGAAAGAAAGCATTATTTATTACTGGCGAAGCTAGTCTTAAAAGCGTATCTGCCAAAGAACAAGCATTCTATGCAAGCGATACTTATCAGAAAGCTATTGATGAATTATTTCAAGCAGAAGTTAAAGCAAGCACTCTTGAAAATAAAAGAGATAAAGAAGGTCTTATAATAGATCTCTTTAGAACATTAGAAGCTAGTAGAAGGAAACATAATATATGAAATACAATGAAAAACAAAAAAATGATCTTTTAAAAAGGATCCATAATATGAAATCTTCAGATGCTAAAAATTGGTGTCTTGAAAAATTTAAAGAAACAGAAGAAAAAATATATATAAAAGATTCTATAATGTATATTTTAATAGCATTAGTATTAGGATTAACAATTATAATTTTATAATGTTGTATAAATTTAGAAGATGGGTCTATGTACCTTGTGTAACAGAAGTATTTATTGTTGCTAAATCAGATCAAGAAGCAATAAAATCTATGGAAAATATAGATCCTAAATCTTTATCTTTTGAGGAATGTCCTATGACTCATATAAGATCTACTTATGAAGTAGTAAAATCTGATGATAAAAAGTCCTGAACTTAGATTATTCAGGGCGATTATAACACAGGCTATTTCAGATGCTATGTATGATGGTTTATATAAATATAAGATTATTGATAAAAGAGAAGCTATTGCTTGGCTTACAAGTAATTCAAATGACTTTAAAATGATTTGTCATTTTGCTGATATAGATTCAGAGTATGCTTCTATTAAATTTACAAAAGCTATGAAACTTGATATATATAATTTAACTGATATGCAATGTAAAATACTTCAAAATAAACCTACTAGAGGTCCTTATATAAAGAAAAAATATAGATTAACATTTAATGACACATAAGGATATATTTAAAGATATGACATACGAATCACTTAACAAACAAGTAGATGGAACTCATTATAAAAATATGAAAGTGCAACCTGCACATTTTATTAATGAAAATAAACTTCTATTTGCAGAAGGTAATGCAATTAAATATATATGTAGGCATCATCTTAAAGGTAAGAAGAAAGATATAGAGAAAGCTATTCATTACTTAGAGATGATTCTCGAACGAGATTATAGTTAGATTTTTTATTATATCGTTTTTTATTTTTAACTATTCTTTGCCTAAATAACCTTAGTTGTCTAGCGTAAGGGTTTCTTTTTTTATTCTTTTTCTGCACACTTCTTTTTTCCCCATTTCCAAGTTTGAGTTAATAATTTCTTTTCTTGGAATTTATCATTCTTTGCATCTGTTTCAGTTACACCTACTTCAACTTTAGTTTGGTCTGGGCAAACACGAGTATCAGTGCTACAGCTTGTTAAAAGTAATGCAGTACAACCTGTTAATAGAATAAAAATAAATATCCATTTAATCATTCTTTTTCTTCTTTTTTTTACTCTTTTTCTTAAATGATTTAATAGTATTTTTAACTTGTTTAATCTGTTTGGATAAAACCATTTGACCTTGTTGAAGTTTAAATACTTGTTCTTTTAAACTCCACGTTTCATGTAATTGCCAACCAATTAGCGTAATCAAACACGCCATAGCCAGAGAAATTATTTTATCTTTAAGGTTCATTATTTAGTATATCCTGATGAATCGTATTTATCTTTAACTATTTTAACTACTCTAATTCTGCCATCCTTATCTTCTTCAAGAATAGCATCAACTTCACCACACTGCATACGTACATTTTGTGGATTTACACTACGTTCAACTGTTCTTTTTGCTTTTAAACAAGAAGACATTTTCTGATCTTGAATATAAGTATGCTCAATAATTCCACCTTGATAGAACATACAAAGTACTATAATTCCACTAGCTATGGTTTCCATTATCCCTCACTTTATCTTTTAGTTTTTCTAAATCATTCATAAGTTTTTCTACATCTTTTTGTAGTCTTTCAATGTTTACTTTATTGTGCATCATAGACTCCATTTGTTCTTGAATCTTTTCAATATCTTTTATGGAATCCTCGATTAACAAAAATTGTTCTGAGTCTGCAGGTAATGAGCCGAGTTCGCCACGAGGCCACTTAATAGAAAATTCAACAGCACTTTCTAAATCTTTAGTCATTAGCTTATTATCTGATTCAAGTTTATTGATACGTTCTATTACTCCAAAATATGCCCACACACCAATAGCAACTGTGGCTACGATGCTAATTAAATTTTTAATTGGCATTGAAATGCCTGATTCACCTGATACTTTCATTTAGAGTGTTCCTTATCCCAAAAAGGCAGCATATGCCCAGATTTTCTATAACATTTAATACAAGCGTGTTCTTTACTTGCAAAAGATACAAATGCTTCTGTATTAATGATTTCTTTTTGGCACCATTTACATGGACCAACTATACATTCTATATTATGATTTTTTTTCCACTGTCTTTTGATCATTGATTTCTTGATTAGCTTGCTCTAAATCTTTAGTAGTATGTTCTAACTTCTGTAAAGATCTTTTAAGTGCTGCATCTTTTGATTTGCAAGCATCTTCTAATTCTGAAATCTGTTCTTTAAGTACACGAACTTGTTCTTTGTACTCATTAATAATATCCTGGTAATCTGGTTTTTCCATTTATTTTGATTTACACATTAATTTTTCCTTAAAGTATAAATAAAGCCTGTTCTACTACCTTGATAGCGAATCCATTTGCGTTTACTAAATCTTTTGTTCCATGCGTATACATGAATTTTAGCTCCCCAACGTTCTAACTTGCTGAGGATCCAGTCGGATATCCTTCCCATGCTCTATACATTCCTTCCACCAACAACTCATCATTATAAGGTTGTTTTCCATTTTCCATACGGATAATTGATTTTACGAGTGGTAAGTAATGCTCGATACTATTATCGAGTTTATCCATAGGGTTTACTTTTATTTCTTTACACACAAAATCTATGTAAGCATTAGTATCATTTTCAGAGGGTGGTGCCCATCTTGAAATAATATCATCTACGCTAGTTTTTTTGTGAGTAAATCTATATGTTAAAAATATTTTCATTAAAGCTCTGATACCCATTACAGTGTCTCTAAAAACACAAAAAACTGGATCAGATTGTTCATCTGCCAGTCCATCCCATTTAGTACCAAGTTTAATATTGCCTGGGTTCTTATTTCTTATTCCTCTAGGTAATTTTTTTGTTCCACCTGCCATTGTCTTTTAAAACCATTGGAATTAATTTAGGCAATCCATCAATGATAACTCCTGTTCCTATTACTGGTCTAGACTTTTGAAGTTTATTATATTCAAAGGCTAAACTTTTCATATTAATTAAACATCCAACTTGCATACCCCAAAGTAGTTCATTAGGATTACTCCAATAGTCTATTTTGAACTGTGTATGATAATGACCTTGAACAGTACACATGCCATATTGTTGTGCTACCTTTAGTACATCTTTATATTTACCATGACAGAAGTAAATTTTTTGACCATTGGATGCTTTTAAAATTAAATCTTCGTGCCAAGTCCAACTTTTTCCTACACCAAGCATCTTATTATAAGATTGAAATACTTCATGAGGTAATCCATATCTTGTTGCTTTTCTAAATACTAAACTACCATGATTACTATCCATGATGTATTGTTTAGGAAATAGTTTTTCTAAATCTTTAAAAAACTTTCTAGCAACTTTAAGTTCATGACTTGCTGAGTAAAGTCCAGGATGAGAATCATGGAAGGATATAGAATGCCAATCCATTTCATCACCTATATTTACTACTGTGTCAGGTTTGTATATCTTCTTGATAGCAGCTAAAAAGTCAAGAGTATCTATGTGGTGGTATGGTGCGTGTTGATCACTTATTACTAATATTGATTTACTTAGCATATATACGCTTTTACAATTATTCGGTGAATAAGTCTACTATGTAAGGTACAACTTTATGTACCGATTTCTGGTTCTATAATTTGATTTTCTTGACAAATAAATCTAATATAAATTTCATGTTTATTAACTTCTTTTTTTCCAATCTTTTCCATTTTTAAAATAGATTGATTATACCCTTCTATAAAACAATCATATTGATCATTAAACTGTTTATGATATGCAATAGGTGGTATACATTCTCCTGCTACATATGAACATAGTATAAAAAATAAAGTAAATTTCATTATAAGTGTTTAGTAACTAATACTAATACCTGTCCTAATACACCTAAACCAATTGCAGTAATAATCCATTGAATTCTATCAATGCTTTTCTGTAAATGTTTAAGGTGGTTACTTTCTATGTTATCTATTCTCTGATTAATAAGATCTATAGATCCATATATTTTAAGAATTTCTTCTTTGTTTTCTGAATGTCTACTCATAGTTTTTTTAGTTCCTTTAGTTTTTCCTGTAAATACAACCAAGTTTTAGGAGCTTTAGTTTTTAATTGTGCTCTACCAGTACCAAGATTATCTTTAGGTACTACGATAGTTTTTCCTCTAGGTATTTTATTAAAGGCTTCATCTATAACTTTTTTATTAGATGTATATTCGGCATCAGTAAAAAAAGCTGTTTTATCCATAGATGGAGCTTTCTTAGTTGGAATACCAATTGCATTAGATTCATTTCTAATAATTGCTTGTCCACCTTTACCATATCCTTTTAAATTATCTCCAAATAGAAATACTTTATCAGGATTTTTTCTAACTAAATCTACACTAAATATTTTAGCTGAAAGGAGTTTCATTAAAATAACGTTTCGTAAGGAGACCTTACTAACCCTTTTGTTTTATATTGTGTGTAACGTGGTCCTTGGTATCTAGGATGACCACTTTGTCCTAGTACAAAATCTACTGCAGTATCCCAAGCAAGATCTGCACTTAAGCCATCTCTTTCTAAGCCTTCAGCAATATTTTGTGATGCTGTTTGTAGCCATATTGGTAAGAATCTCTTACCTACTTGACCCCCTATTTTTAAGCCTTTTTCAATAGCTTCGTCATCTTTCTTAGTGATGTTTGGACTCCATTTAGTAGTCAAGTATTTCTTATTAGTTAATACTTCTATTGTTACTCTAGGTAATGCTCCAATCTTTTTAAGACCTGTAGATTGTGGAGCTGTTATCCAATGGAAAGGTTCCATTAACTGTTTAGAGAA